CTCGATGTCTGGATGGAATCGGTCGCAGATGTCGAAGTAGGTGGGGAAGACCCAAAAGTCATCCAAGAGGAAGCGTAAGCCGACTCTTGGTAGAACTGGCAATAGCCACACAGATTCCAATGGATCACTGGCAAAGTGCCGAGGATATTCTTACAGCGTTAGAGATATTGGAGCAACGGAATGGCCGATGATGCAGTAGCACTCGATCAGACTCAACTCCGAGCAATCTTTAAAGCGCTCAAGAATATGGATGATGCAGCTACCGCAGAAGCCAAACGCCAGTCGGGAGCGCTGGCGGATTACGCTCGATTAGAAATTATTCAGACCGCTAACTCAAGGCCAAGCCGAGCAGTAGCAGGAAGAATTGCAACTGGAGCACGTGTTAAGAAATCATCTAAAATAGGTGAGATCACTTACGGGTTTGCTTCTCAGAAGTTTTCTGGTGGCGCAACCACTAAAGACATCTGGGGCGGTTCTGAATTTGGTTCTAATAAGTTTAGGCAGTTTCCCGTCTGGTCAGGCCGCGAAGGTCGAGGCTCTAAGGGCTGGTTTATCTATCCAACGCTAAGAAAGATTCAACCTCAGATCGTCGCTAGATGGACTGAAGCATTTAACAAAGTATTGAAGGAGTGGGGCTAATGGCATCAGGTACTAGAGCGCTAACGCTCAAGCTTCTTGCTGACGTTGATAACTTCAATAAGAATCTTAAAGGCGCAGACACATCCGTTAAAACCTTTGGCGATAAAGTCTCAGAGTTTGGCAAAAAAGCCGGGTTAGCCTTTGCAGCAGCAGGAGCGGCAGCAGTCGCATACGCTGGCAAGTTAGCGATCGATGGAGTTAAATCTGCTATTGCGGATGAAGCTGCTCAAGCCAAGTTAGCCAATACTTTAAGAAACGTTACTCAGGCTACCGATGCTCAAATTAAAAGCACAGAAGAATTTATTCTCCAAACTTCCCTGGCTACGGGTGTTGCAGATGATGAACTTCGCCCATCGCTTGATCGTTTAACCCGAGCAACTAAAGATGTTGACAAGGCGCAAAAGTTACAGGCTTTAGCACTTGATATCTCTGCTGGTAGTGGCAAGTCCCTTCAAGCAGTCACAGAAGCCCTTTCAAAGGCTCAGGAAGGCAATCTGGCAGGGCTTAGCCGTTTAGGTGTTGGAATTACTAGGGCTGAACTTGCTACCCTGTCATTCGATGACATTACAGCCAAACTTGCTGGAACTTTTGAAAACCAAGCATCAAAGCAAGCCGATACATTCCAAGGAAAGTTAAGCCGCTTACAAGTGGCCTTTGATGAAGGCAAGGAAACCGTCGGCGCTTACATTCTTACAGCCATCACGCCATTGGTTGAAACCTTGGTCCAAAGAGTTATTCCAGCCATTGCAGACTTTACCAACAACCTAGGCGAGAAGCTGCGCCCAGTAATCCAATTCTTAACCCCTATTACCGATGGCCTACGCAAAGCCTTCAACACAGTCAGAGATTCCCTAGCTTCTAACAGCGAGGAACTTAGGCCGCTTCTAAACCTATTCAAGGCTATAGCCGAATTTGCTAGAGATGTGTTAGCACCAATCTTGGCCAAGACTCTTGGCGCAGCATTCAAAATTATAGGAACAGCAATATCTGGGCTTATTACTGGCCTAGCCAGCGTAGTAAATTTCTTTAATAATCTTTACAACTCCATCAAGCGGGTAATTGATTTAACCAAGCAACTAGGCTCTAAGTTAAATCCATTTGATAACGCATCGGTATCTGGAGCATCTTCTCCATCAGCGCCATCTAGCCCGGTTACTCCTTCAGGCATTCCAAGTTATTTAAACGTCAGACCAGTATCTACGACCAACATTACAGTCAATGGCGCGATCGATAGCGAATCTACTGCTCGACAAATAGTAAAAATTCTTAATGATTCACAATCCCGAGGAACGTTAGGAAGCGCGGCCTTCGTATGACCGCATGGACACCAGATTGGGCAGTAGAGGTAAATGGCGCAGGTGATGTAACAAACCTAGTCCTATCTGATCTCACAATTACTTCTGGTCGCTCAGATATCTATAGTCAGCCCATTGCTGGTTATTGCCGATTTACCCTAAAAAACTTAACTCAGTCAGCCATAGCCTTTGATGTCAATGACTCTATCGTGGTCAAGATCAAAGATTCGACTGGCACGTATATCCCTATCTTTGGCGGAGATATATCTGACATCGATATTGTCGTGGCTACAGGCGAACCAGCCATAACTCAGAACGTCACAGTCACAGCTCTAGGAGCATTATCTAAACTGCCCAAAGTATTGACTCAAGGCGTGTTAGCCAAAGACTTTGATGGCGATCAGATTTACGAGGTATTGCAAGCCATTTTATTTGATCAATGGAATGAAGTGCCAGCAGCCGAAACTTGGGCTGCTTACGATCCTTTGATTACTTGGGAAAATGCAGAAAACTCTGGATTAGGTGAGATCGATCGCCCGGGCGATTATGAGCTTACAGCTAGATCAGCTGCAACAACCGACGTTTATTCTTTGGTGGCCAGCCTTGCGACTTCTGGGCTTGGATATATTTATGAAGATGCGGCTGGGCGTATTAGCTATGCAGATTCAACACATCGAGGTCAATATCTAGCGACCAATGGCTACGCCTATGTAGATGGCGGCTGGGCTTACGCAAATGGCATAGCAACATCTAAGCGTTTAGGCGATGTACGCAATAAGGTAACCATTACCTATAAGAATGGGCAACAAGAGACCGCCGAGGATGCAGCATCTATTCAGACCTATGGCACACAGGCACAAAACATTCAAACCAGCATTGAAAATGGCGCAGATGCCCTAAGCCAAGCAGAGTTTTATCTAGACATTCGAGCATTTCCACAATACCAATTTAAGAGCATTACCTTTCCAATGACCAACCCTAATATTCCAGATGTCTCACGCGATCAGGCATTTAACATATTTATGGGCTTACCGCTAGACATTGAGGATTTACCTTTAAACATAGCCGATGGGCGCTATCAAGGGTTCGTTGAGGGCTGGACTTGGACAACCAGATTTAACGCACTTGATCTGACAATTATTGTTTCACCAGTCGCATTTAGCCTTCAGGCTTTTAGGTGGAACAGCGTTCCCGTAACGGAGACATTTAATACATTAAGTCCTACTTTGGACTGGAATAACGCTACAATAGTAGCCTGACAAGGAGAATATATGGCAACGACAACTAACTTTGGCTGGACAACCCCAGACGATACTGATCTCGTCAAGGATGGCGCTGCCGCTATTCGCACCGCTTTGGGTGGACCAGACACATCATTCGTCGATCTCAAAGGCGGCACAACTGGACAAGTTCTATCTAAGGCATCTGGCACAGATTTAGATTTTACGTGGATCGAGCAAGATGACACCACTCTGTCATTTAACGCACAGACTGGCACTACCTACACGCTAGTGGCTGCCGATCTTGGCAAACTAGTTACGCTTTCAAATGCTTCTGCAATTACTTTAACAGTACCACCATCATTATTCGTAACAGGCAACATCATCAACATTCAACAAATTGGTGCAGGTCAAGTTACTTTAGCGCAGGGTGCAGGAGTTACAATCACATCAACTGGTGCAACTGCATCAGCGCCGAAATTAAAGAAGCAGTTTTCTGCTGCAACAATTATATGTACCGCAAGCGACGCATTTACAGTTATCGGTGATCTTTCATAATGTTTCCAATTTTAGGCATTCTCAGTTCAAGTTCTGGCGGCGCAATCGTAACGGGTGGAACGCTCACTTCAGATGCAACGTATTTCTATAGAACTTTTACGGCCAACGGTACTTTAGGAGTATCGGGTGAAAGCCTAACTTTCGACGTAATTTATGGCGCAGGCGGCGGTGGCGGCGGCGGTACAGGAGTTGGTGGCGGCGGCGGTGCTGGTGGATTTTTGGCTGCTACTTCACAAACTACTTCAACAGATATATCAATAACTATCGGCGCAGGTGGCGCTGCTAGTACATCAGGCAGTAATTCTATTTTTGGTGCTTTAACTACAGCAGCAGCAGGCGGTGGCGGTAAAACTAATACAGCAGGTTTATCAGGTGGCTCAGGCGGCGGCGGTGGAATAGGAAGTCAAGCAGGCGGCGCGGCAAGCCCATCAGGACAAGGTTTCGCTGGCGGAACTGGTTATTCAGCCGTTACTGGTACTGAAAGAGCAGGCGGCGGCGGTGGTGGTTCAAATCAAGTAGGCGCAAATGGCGCAGGTGGCGGCGCACCCGGTGTCGGTGGTAATGGCGTTAGCGCTTATTCATCTTGGTTATCTGCTGCTGGAATTGGTCAGGACGTTAGCGGAACTTATTACATCAGCGCAGGCGGTGGCGCAGGTGGCGCTACTGGTTCTGGCACAGTCGCAGGCGGTAATGGCGGCGGTGGTACTGGTTCTAAATCAGGCACAGTCGATGGAACCGCAGGCACAGTTAATACTGGTTCAGGTGGCGGCGGTGGCGGTACAACTGTCGGTGTAGCAAACTCAAACGGCGGCGCAGGTGGTAGCGGTTTCTGCATCGTTAGATATTTGAAATCGGCGGTTTAATATGTCTCATTGGGCTGAATTAGATAACGACAATAAAGTAATCCGAGTTCTAGTTGGAGACAATAACGACCCTAACGGCGATGAAGGCTATCAATGGTTACTGGATAATCTTGGCGGTACTTGGATAAAAACTTCTTACAATGCCAATATCAGATATAACTATGCTGGTATCGGTTATACCTATGATGAAGAAGCAGATGCTTTTATTGCTCCGCGACCTGAGTGCGGTCACACAGAATTATTCTTAAACGATAAATTTAAATGGAATTGTCAGCGATGTGAGTTAGATGCAAAGGCCGAAGAAATTGAAGCCTAAGTTATGCAAAGCCGGGCAACAGTTGAGGGAACAGTTTGATGACACCTTCCCAGATCGTGATCGGCGTTCCGATGGATGGATTGGCGATACACGCCATTCAGCGCGCCCTAGTGACCATAATCCTGATAAAGCAACTGGGGTGGTTAGAGCGATCGACATCGATCGAGATGTCTATAAGGGCGGCAAGCCTGACCTCATGCCCGATATTGCTGATCAGATTCGACTCGCAGCCAAGCGCGGTGACAAGCGTATCTCCTACATCATATTCAACGGCAGAATTGCATCAGCTCGCATGGGCTGGCGCTTCAGAAAATATAAGGGAAGCAATTCGCACGTCGCTCATTGCCATATCTCTTTCACTAGGAAAGGTGATGAGGATGCTTCTTTTTTTCAAATCCCACTACTAGGAGAAATCAAATGAATATGAAACATCCAGCACTAATCTCTCTCGGCGCGTTCCTTGCGGTATGGGGTACAACTTCTAACTTTGCTCTGGATTACCGGGCAATCCTAGGCGCTATCGTCGCAGGAGTCTTTGGATATGCGACCCCTAAAAAATGACAGTACAGGATTACCTGAATCTTTATATTGCCACTCTTGCGATAATCGGTGGCTTGGCTGGCTATGTGATCACGCACTTATTGAGCGAAATTAAACGACTTAACCAGCGTGTTGATGAAATATATAACATCCTCTTAGAGCGATAATTTTAACTATGGCTCGTAAAAAGGTTATTGATCTCGATACTTATACAGCTCTAGATGCGTGGGCTATCAGCCTTCAGGAAATGTATAGAGCGCTACGCAAATCTGGCTTTGAGGTTGATTTAGCCCTAGCAATAATCGTCGAGCCATCGGCTTATCCAGATTGGATTCTTCCTAAGCCTGATCTTATTCCGCACACTTATGAAGATGAAGATGATGAGGATTAACTATGAAAAGAACTGTAATCGTTCCAGATTTACAGGTTCCATATCACGATGAAGTTGCGGTACGTAATGTTGCAAGTTTTATTAAGGCATACCGCCCAGATAGCATCATTACTTTGGGAGATGAAATTGACCTGCCACAAATCAGTAGATGGTCAGACGGAACGCCGGGCTGGTACGAGCAGACACTAGCTGACGATCGAGACCAAGCGGTAGAGGTTTTATGGTCATTAGTCGAGCATGCCAAAGAAGCCCACATGATCCGCTCTAACCATACGGATCGACTTTACAACGTCATAATGAAGAAGATACCAGCGTTTCTAGCCTTGCCTGAATTACGCTTTGAAAAGTTTCTAAAACTCGATGAATTAGGCATCACCTATCACAAGAAGCCATACGCCTTTGCGAAAGGCTGGGTGGCAGTCCACGGAGATGAGCAAGGTATTAACCCTAATGCAGGCCTTACAGCCCTCTCAGCGGCCCGTAGGCACGGTTTAAGCGTTGTTTGCGGTCATACCCACAGAGCAGGCCAATCGGCCTTTACAGAGGCATCTGGGGGCAAAATAGGGCGTATCCTGCGCGGTGTCGAAGGTGGGCATTTAATGGACCCACGCTTGGCTGGCTATACCAAGGGAACTATGAACTGGCAACAGGCTTTTATTATTGTCGAGGACACGCAAGTGACCCTAATTAACCTAGAAAAGGACGGCACTTTCGTAGTCCACGGGCGCAGGTATGGACGATCTCGATAACGATCTGAAGCGCACGATCGATGATCACGTCGATGATGCAGAATTGTTACCGTTTCGTTATACAAATAAACGCGGCTCTGTCTGCTAGGTGTGTCATTCTTATCCCAAGAGGCCAG